CCGCCTGGATCGGTCTGGACTTGGCGCAGAAGAAGGACTTTGCGGCCATGAGCCTGGTCTTTGAGGTGGAGGGCAGGTGGCATGTGTACACGCGTCTGTACCTCAACGAGTTGGCGGTGCACGAAAGCGGGAATGCCCACCTGACTGGCTGGGCCAGGCAGGGCTATGTAGAGGTGACTGACGGCGACATCACCGACTTTGACGTGGTGGCCGAAGACCTGCGCTCGATGTGCCGGCACTTTGATGTGCAAGAGATCGCGTTTGACCCGGCGCTGTCCATGTACTTTGCGGCCAAGCTGATTGAAGAGGGCTTGCCGCTGGTTGAGATTACCCAGCGGGCCGCGTTTTTTACGCCGCCGCTGGTGCAGGTTGAGAACCTGGTGATGGAAAAAAAGCTGGTGCATGACGGCAACCCCGTGATGACCTGGATGGTGAGCAACCTGGTGGTGAAGGTGAGCAAGTTCAATGAGTTGCACGCCCCCACCAAAGAGCGACCTGAAAACAAGATTGATGGACCCATGGCCATGCTGATGGCCCTGGGCCGAGCGCTGGCGGTCGATCCCCAAGGCGCCTCATTTTGGGAAACCCAAGAGTGAAATTCTTCCAACGCTTGTTTGGCCGAAAGGCCGCCGAGCTGACCTACGACCAGATCGCCGATCTGATTGACGGGACCGGCACCACCACGGTGGCCGGGCTCATGGTCAACGACAAGGCGGCCCTGAAGGTGGCCACTGTGCTCGCGTGCGTGAAGGTGATCGCCCAGGGTTGTGCCACGCCCCGGCTGCAGGTCATTCGCGAACAAGGCAACGGGCAGCGCGAGCTGGCCACCAACATCCCGGAATACCGGCTGTTGGCCCGCCGGCCCAACGAATGGCAGACCAGCTATGAGTGGCGCCAGATGATGACGCTGCATGCCGCCCTGCGCGGCTCGGCGCTGAGCATCAAGGTCAAGGGCGACAACAACCGTGTGCGCGAGCTGATCCCCGTGGCCCCGGGCAACTGGACCAAGCAGCGAATCAGCCGCTACGAGTTGCGCTACATCGTGCATGACGAATTTGGCATGGTGGGAACCTTTAAGCCCGACGAAGTGTTTGAGCTGCAGAACCTGCAATGGGAGTGGGCCAAGAGTCTTGACGCCGTGCAGCTGGCCGCCAGCGCCATTGGCCTGGCCATGGCCAGCGAACGCAGCCAGTCGGCCATCCACGCCAACAGCATGCGCCCGAGCGGCGTTTACACCGTCGAAGGCAACCTCACACAAGAACAACACGATCGGCTGACCAAATATTTGAGCAAGCACCAGGGCGCGGACAGGGCCGGTCTGCCGTTCATCATGGACCGCTCAGCCAAGTGGATGAGCACGGCACTGAACAATGTCGACGCCCAAACCGTCGAGACCCGCCGCCTGCAGATCGAGGAGATCTGCCGCGCCTTCGGCGTCTTCCCGATCATGATTGGCCACTCGGATAAAACGGCCAGCTTTGCCAGCAGCGAGAGCTTTTTTGCAGCCCACCTGGTGCACACCCTGGCCCCCTGGCACGAAGCTTGGCGCCAGAGGCTGGACGAGATGCTGCTGGACGGCAGTGGCCCGCTCTACGCTGAATTTGACACCCGCTACATGCGCGCCGGCTCGATGCGGGACCGCGCCCAGTGGGCTCGCACCATGGCCGAGATGGGCATTTACACCCGCAACGAGCTGCGCGATGAAGAGGGCAAAGACCCCCTGCCAGGCCTAGACACCCCCCTCACGCCGCTGAACATGCAAGGCGGCAACAGCTCCGAAGGAGCAAGCAATGAAGACCCTCAAAACCCCACCGATGCGTAAGCCCCACCACGCCAGCCTGCCAGGCGCTCCCGAGCGCAAAGACGGCGCCGCCGGTGGCCGCCAGGTGCGCGCCTACGCGCTCGACCTGCGCGCCGCCAGCGACGACGGCACCATTGAAGGATACGGCTCCGTCTTTGGCGTGCGCGATTCGTATGACGACGTGATCGCCGCCGGCGCCTTCAAGGGCAGCCTGGGCCAGCACGCCAGCGAAAACACCATGCCCGCCATGCTCTGGCAGCACAACATGGACCAGCCCATTGGTGTGTGGACAGAGATGCGCGAAGACGCCAAGGGCCTGTACGTCAAGGGCCAGCTGGCCCTTGACACCACCTTGGGCAAAGAGGCCCACGCCCTGCTCAAAATGGGCGCGCTCAACGGCCTGAGCATCGGCTTTATGAGCAAACAGTGGAGCTACGACCGCGACACCGACGTGCGCACGCTCACCGAAATCGATCTTTGGGAGGTCAGTCTGGTGACCTTCCCGGCCAACGGCAAAAGCCGCGTGACGCAAGTCAAGAGCGCGGACGAGCTGGCCACCCCCAAGGATGCCGAGCGAATCCTGCGAGATGCAGGCTTCAGCAAAGCCGATGCGACGGCCTTTGTGTCGCGCCTCATGCGGATGGGCGAGCAGCGGAGTGATTCTGCCAACGCGACCACCCAAGCCCTCAGCGCAGCCGACCGGCTGCTCAAGTCCCTGTCCAACACCTGAAAGACCACCATGAAACACAGCATCACCCTCCTGATGGCCGCCCACCTGGCCGCCCTGCAGTCCAAAGTCGCCGCCGCCGGTGCCTACGAAAAGCGCGAAGAGCCCAGCATCAAGTCTGTGGCCGAAGCGCTCGACAAAATTGCCGGCACCTTTGACCAGTACAAAAAGACCAACGACGAGCGCTTGGACGCCCTGAAGGCCGGCAAAGCCACCGGCGACCTCGAGGCCAAGCTGGCCAAGATCGAGCAAAACATGGACGGCCTGGCCGAGGCCAAGAGCCGGCTGGAGAAAATGGAGCTCAAGCTCGCCCGCCCCGGCGCTCTTGACGGCGGCCCGGGCCGCCGCGACGGTGAGACCACTGAAGAAGCCGAATACCGCAGCGCCTTTGTGGAGTGGGTGCGCAACCCGCGCGACGCTGAGCGCGAGTCCCGCTGTGTGGCCGCCGGCAAAGCCCTGGAGGCCAAGTCGATGGAGGGCAAGTCCACGCAAGTGGTGACCAGCAACAACACCAGCGGCGGCTTTGCCCTGCCCAAGGTGGTGGAGCAGTCCATTGCCCGCCTGGGCCTGGATATTTCCCCCATCCGCAGCCTGGCCACCGTGCGCACCGTCGGCAGCGTGGACTACACCGAGCTGTTCGACCTGGGTGGCGCTGGCTTTGAGTGGATCGGCGAGACCGACACCCGCAACCAGACCAACACGCCAGACCTCAAAGACATCAAGCCCACCTTCGGCATGGCCAGCGCCAAGCCGCAAGCCACCGAGGAGTCGCTGGACGACCTGTTCTTCAACGTCGAAGACTGGCTCATCAGCAGCGCCGCCGAGGCCATGGCCCAAGGCGAGGCGGTTGCCTTTGTCTCGGGCAACGGCACCAAGAAGCCCACCGGCTTTTTGGCGGGCCCCACCCCGGTGGCCACGGCCGACGCTGGCCGCGCCTTTGGCACGCTGCAGTTCATCGCCTCCGGCCAGGCATCTGCTCTGCCTGCCTCGGCAGATGTGTTTGTGGACATCGTGCACAGCCTGCGCGCCCGTTACCGCGCCAACGCTCGGTGGGTTTGCAACAAGATGGTGCTGGGCGCCCTGCGCAAGTACAAAGACACCCAGGGTCAATACCTGTGGCAGCCCTCGCTGCAGGCCGATGTGCCCAGCAGCTTCCTGGGCTACCCGGTGGTCGAGGCTGAAGACATCCCCAACGTCGCAGCCAACGCCTTCCCCGTGGCCTTTGGCGACTTCCGCGAGGGCTACCTGATCGCCGACCGCGTGGGCATGCGCATGACCCGTGACGAGATCACCACCCCCGGCTTTGTGAAGTTCTACGTGCGCAAGCGCGTGGGCGGCATCCTGCGCAACACGCAGGCCATCAAGCTGCTCAAGGTAGCTACAAGCTGATAGGCCACAAAGCCATCGGCTCGCCAGGGCCACGGTATTGCGCCGTGGCCCTTTTCTTTTCCGCAACCAGGAAGCGAATCATGAAAATGACCGTCAAAGAGCCCTTCAGCTGGGCTCACCGGGGAGTGAACATCGTCCAGTACGCCAAGGGCGACGAAATTGAAACCGACGACCAAGACCTGATCGACGTAT